CTCTACGTTCACTGTCATCGACATTTCGACCCGCCCATTTAAACAAGTGGCTGTGTATCGGAACAATACTATCTCTCCAATACTCTTCCCTAATATTATATATAAGTATGCTGCCGTTTACAACAATGCATATGTCGTTATTGAGAATAATGATCAGGGTGCTGTAGTCTGCAATGGACTATATTACGACATAGAGTATGAAAATGTGCACGTCTCTTCCGCTATCAAGTCCTCACAAATCGGCGTTGAAATGAACCGCAGGACTAAGCGTATCGGTTGTTCTGGTATCAAAGATCTATTGGAAGAAAAGAAATTAGATATTGTCGATGAAGAAACTATCATGGAGATCTCCACTTTTGTCCTCAAAGGTCAGTCATACGAGGCATCAGAAGGCAACCATGATGACTTGATGATGAACTTAGTTATGTTTGGTTTCTTTGTGGGTACAGAGATGTTCTACAATATGTCTGACATTGATCTTAAGCAGATGTTGTTCGAACAACGCATGAAAGATATCGAGGCAGATGTCGTTCCTTTTGGTGTTATCGACGATGGTAGTGAATACATCGAAGAACTAGAGACGCGAGAAGATATGGAGAGAAAGGCATGGGGTATTTGGCAACCCGTAGATGTCGAAAACACGTGGTAAATTCTGATATTTTATAAATAAAACCATAGTGAAACTCTCCGTATTATGTTTTCTTATCATAGGTAAACGAAAAAGGACACGATTATGGCTAATCAATTCGCGTCTCCGAACATTACAGTAAAAGAAATTGACTTATCGGGTGTAGTACCCTCAGTCGATTCTTCAACTGGTGCGTTTGTAGGAGACTTTAATTGGGGACCAGTGGAACAACCAGTTTTAATCTCTAACGAGGCAGGATTGGCAGAGACCTTTGGAACCCCACCAACAGACAATGCGATAGACTTTATCACAGCGTCTTACTTTCTTAAGTATGCAAGCACGTTATATGTAGTTCGTGCTGTAAATACTGGTGCTGTTAACGCAACCGGAGATGGTTCTGGTGTTCTGATTAAAAACAGAGCAGATTGGGACTATAAAGAATCCGGTTTGGCAGGCGAAGAAATCATTGCAAAATATGCAGGTGCTGCAGGAAACAGTTTGACATTACACTGGTGTAATGCTGCTGCTAACTTCGATGCATGGGCATATGCTGATGAATTTGATTCTTCTCCCGGCACCTCTAGTTGGGCAACTGCAGCGGGTGGTCTCACCGACGAAATGCACGTAGTTATCGTAGATGATGACGGTGTATTTTCTGGAGTTCCCGGAACAGTCCTTGAAAAGTTTGCTTATGTATCTCAGATTGCTGGAGCAAAAACTTATGACGGAAGTGCAAACTACGTCATGGATGTACTCAACGCTAAATCTGCATATGTATGGGGTAAAGACATTACCGAACTTGCTCAGTTAGGCGGAGCTGCTTCTACAACCTATAATGCTGTTGCTAATAACTCAGTAGCACTTTCGGGTGGTGTTGACTCTCCTGCTCTTGACACTGGTGATTATCAAACTGGTTGGGATACTTTTGATGATCCCGAAAATATTACAGTTGATCTTCTTATCTGCCCTAGTATGGTTAACGACGCAGATCACAAATCAGTCGTAGATTATGTTACTGGTATCGCTGCTTCTTCTCGTAAAGATTGTGTTGCTTTTGCTTCACCTAGCAGAGATGCGGTTCTTAATCAAGCAAGTGCTAACGATATCAAAGATGCGATTCTTGCAAGTCCTCTAAACTATGCACCAAGTTCATACTTGATCTGTGATAACAACTTCTTAAAAGTATACGACAAGTATAACGATAAGTATGTGTTTATCCCTGCTGCTAGTTCCACTGCTGGACTTTGTGCTTTGACTGATCAGGTAGCAGCACCATGGTTCTCTCCTGCTGGACAGCGAAGAGGGATCTATTTCGGAGTAACTTCTCTTGCATGGAATGCTACTAGAGAGCATCGTGATGAATTGTATAAGAGTGGTATCAACCCGATTGTAAATCTTCCCGGACAGGGGATTCTTCTATACGGAGACAAGACCAAAGAGTCGCGTCCCAGCGCATTTGATCGTATCAATGTACGAAGACTTTTCCTTAACATCGAAAGAGCAATCAAGCAAGCGTCAGAGAATGTCTTGTTTGAATTTAACGACGAGTTTACTCGATCAGAGTTTGTCGGAATCGTTGAACCGTTCTTGCGTGAGATTCAAGGAAGAAGGGGGATCACGGACTTCAGAGTTGTGTGTGATGAAACAAACAACACTGCTGCTGTGATCGATTCAAATCGTTTCGTTGCAAGCATCTTCATCAAACCTGCACGTTCTATTAACTTCGTAACGTTGAACTTCGTTGCGGTTAGAACCGGAGTAGAGTTTGAAGAAGTGGTTGGCGTAGTATAAGGAGAGTCTGATGGCAATTTTAGGAGTCGATGACTTTAAATCAAAACTGACTGGTGGTGGTGCACGTGCTAATCTATTTAAGGTTACACTTAACTTTCCAGCATACGCAGGGGGAGATGTCGAACTGACATCTTTCCTTTGTCGCACCGCTGCAATTCCTGCTGCATCCACTGGGACTATTGAGGTTCCTTTCAGAGGACGTATCCTCAAGATGGCAGGTGATCGTACTTTCGAGAACTGGCAGGTAACTATCTTGAATGATACTGGATTCGTCGTAAGAGATTCTTTCGAACGTTGGGTCAATGGTATCAATTCTCATTCTGCAAACACTGGTTTGGTTAACCCTGTAGATTATCAGGCAGACCTTACAGTAGAGCAGTTAGATAGAAACGAAAAAGTTCTTAAGAGATATGATTTTCGTGGTGCTTTCCCCGTATCTGTTAGTGCAATACCACTAGACTATGATCAGCAAACAGCAATCGAACAGTTCGATGTTGAGTTTGCGTATCAGTATTGGGAATCAAATACGACGAGTTAATACTCGTATAGATAAGGGGGGTTCGTAAGAATCCCCTGTTTTCTAACTTTAGGGCACATAAATGGCAGACGATAGCTTACTTAAATTATTTGGATTTGAATTAAAAAGATCAAAGAAGGATAGTAAACCTACCACTTCTCTTAAATCTGTTGTGCCTCCCACAGATGACGATGGTGCTGGATATGTAACAACGTCTGCTGGTTATTATGGGCAGTACGTAAACTTAGAGGGTGACAACTCTAAAGATATCCACTCTTTGATTATGAAGTATCGTGGCGTTGCGATGAACCCCGAAGTCGATATGGCAATTGAAGAGATTGTCAATGAAACTATTACTGCTTCAGAATTAACTTCTAGTGTTGAGTTATCACTTGATGAAATAGATGCTTCTGAAAAAGTTAAAAATAGTATGCGAGAAGAATTCAAATCAGTTCTTCGTATGCTCAAGTTCAATGAGTTAGGTCATGATATATTCCGCTCTTGGTATGTCGATGGCAGAATATATTATCATCTACTAGTAAACGAATCGAACATGAAAGCAGGCATTCAAGAGATTCGTAATATTGACGCAGCAAAAATGCGCAAAGTTAAAAATGTTAAAACCAAGAAAGACCCAGTAACTGGTGCCAAGATTATTGATAAGGTAGAGGAGTTCTATCTCTACGAAGAAAAACCCGGTTCTAATCAGGCAGCGGTTAAGTTTTCAAATGATGCTATAACATATGTTACTTCAGGTTTGCTGGACGACAGAAAGAAAAAGGTCGTATCAAACCTACACAAGGCGCTGAAACCAATCAACCAGTTACGTATGATGGAAGACAGTCTTGTCATCTATCGTCTTGCACGTGCACCCGAACGTCGAATCTTTTATATCGATGTAGGTAACTTGCCACGTGGTAAAGCAGAACAGTACATGAAAGACATCATGACCAAGTATCGTAATAAATTGGTCTATGATGCAAACACTGGTGAACTAAAAGATGATCGCAAGCACATGTCTATGCTTGAGGACTTCTGGTTACCACGTCGAGAAGGCGGTAGAGGCACTGAGATTTCTACTCTTCCCGGTGGAGACAACCTTGGTCAGATTGAAGACATCATTTATTTCCAGAAAAGATTGTATCGATCTCTCAATGTTCCAGTCAATCGTTTGGAACAGGAAGCACAATTCTCGCTAGGAAGATCTGCTGAAATTAGTAGAGACGAAGTTAAGTTTCAAAAATTTGTAGATCGTTTGCGCAGACGTTTCTCACAAGTCTTCTTAAATATTTTACGCAAACAATTATTGCTCAAACAAATTATCACAGAGCAAGATTGGGATATGTGGAAAGATGATTTGTATGTCGATTTTGTAAAAGACAATCACTTCACAGAACTTAAAGAAGCGGAAGTATTACGTGATCGTCTGGGTCTTATGTCAGAAGCAGTTCAGTTTGCCGGGGAGTACTTGTCTAAGGAATGGATCTACAAAAATGTTCTTCGTTTAGATGACGATGAAATTGAAGAAATGCTAAAACAGATTGAAGGAGAAGATCCACCTGAACCACCAGAAGGAGAGCAAGAAAAAGAAGAAGAACCTGCACCAGAACCGGCTCCTGCTCCTGCTCCCGTGACGATTAATGTCAGCGGGAACGGAGACGTTGATAAAAAAGAAACAGAAAAGAAAAAGAAACAAGAAAAATATATACCCTCACATGAAGATGAGTTACTCGAAGAAATGACAAGGTATATGAACAAGATCAATGAAGAAGGTTAATCCAATACTTTCTTCTGCGTTTGCTATTGCACACACAAAGGAAGAAATTAAAAAGTTAGAAGACAGGATCTTCGATGTTCTGGAAGAAGTTCAGAAAACTGAGGGACCAATGGGTCTCAAAGGGGATAAAGGCGATCAAGGCGAACGCGGAGAACGTGGTCCCGCTGGTAATGATGGATCACCCGGACCTATTGGTGAACAAGGTCTCCAAGGTATCCCCGGAGAAAAAGGAGACACCGGAGAGAAAGGAGACAAGGGCGACACAGGAGATGTGGGTCCCCAAGGAATCCAAGGTGTCAAAGGAGATAAGGGAGACAAAGGCGAACGTGGTGAAAAAGGTATCAAAGGAGACAAAGGAGATACTGGACTTCGTGGTGAAAAAGGTGAAAGAGGTGAGACAGGTCCGCAAGGAGAACGAGGGAAGACAGGACAACGCGGCGTTAAGGGAGACAAAGGCGAAACCGGAGCACAAGGACCTCGTGGAGAACGCGGTGAAAAAGGTGAACAAGGCATACCCGGAGTTGCTGGACGCGATGGCAAGGATGGAGCGCAGGGAGAAAAGGGAGAACCCGGAACACCAGCACCAGACTATAGAGAAGAATTTGAAAAAGCATTAGAACAATTTAATGTAAGACTGACAGAGAATCAAAGCACAGTCGATAAAAATATACAGAACCAGATTGATCGCATCAATCGTTCTTTGAGTACACTTGGCGGCGGTGGTTCTTATAAAATTCTTGATAACGCAGATGTTGAATACAAACAACTTTCTGTTGTCGAAGAAGATTCTATATTAATATATGATCCGACAAAGAAAAAATTTGTCGTGACCAATATGTCAGAAGTATTACAGAGGTTGAAAGTAGACGTGGAGACACAATACAACAAACTAATCGACTGTGAATCTCCTTACACTTACGTAGGAGAAGCACAACCCGGTACAGGAACTGCAGAAGCGAAGTGGCGTATCAAACGAATCGAAGAAGTTGGTCATGATTATAATATATTGTGGGCAGAAGGAACCGCAGATTTTACAAAAATATGGGATAACAGGTTAACCTTCACGTATTCATAATTATAAATAAAACATATTACCACCAAGATTCAGGGGAAACTAAATGGCAACAATCATAGATCCGGATTTTTTAACAGACAGCGCGAGCAATAAAGTCTCCGCTACGGGTCCTAATGTTTTTATTAATACGGCGAATAGGACTATCCGATTAAACAACGGACAAGACGGAACAGATACTAATGCTTCTGGTGCTCTTCTTAACGAAGACGGAGTTTCCATGCAGGCATTGTACAGTTTTCTTAAACAGCAATGGAAAGACGATCCTGTAAATAAACAGTTGATCGCATATCCTTTCCCCTTGATTGCTATTACACCAGAACAGTTCGAATTCCGTTATGGATGGAAGATGTCTGATGATAGTTCGCGAGATTTAATTCGTTTTGGTGGATGGAGAGAATACGCAGAAAACAACACTACCCTGAACCGTGAATATCTTGGTGTTGTATCTTTGGGTAACATCGATGGTGTTCAAACAGGAACAATCGGTGCTACAGATCAGGATCTTGTTTATTATGCTTTCTTTGATTCAGCAACCAATGGTCCTAAATCTGGTGCTCTTAACTTCTCTTTCCCCGGAGAAGTAAACCAAGCAATCAACACCTATATTAACGGTGGTACTGATTATCGTGGGGATATTCTTCGTTTGTTTATTCGTGAAGAAGGCAAAACCTATGACCAAACTGACACAAGAGATATCGGTATCGCGGCAGGGTCGGTATTGCCGTATAACACGCAGCGATTCCCGCTTGTAGAAGGTCAAGATCTTAACGTTTCGATTACCGATGCTAATTTGAGATTGAATACAAATAATCGTTATGACTCCGCAGACAATGCTGGTCCTAAGATTATTTACCGAACTAACACAATTGAACAGTCAAACCTTGGATACACCAAACCTTTGACTGGTGGTACCGCAAACTTTGGTGTTGTTATTGACGCGGTTGCAGGTGATGGCGGTGCTAACCTTGGAGCACAAGAACTGTATTCATGGGTTCAATTCCGTCTTCGTTCAGATCTTAATATTGAAGACTCTGCTGGTGCTTCTAAGATCGGTAAATTGCAAGACGAACTTCTTGAGTTCGTTGGTCCTACCCTTAAAACTAAAAACGTTACCAATATTGATGGCGGTGGTATAGGAGTAGCAATTCAGAACTTCTTATCGACTGACGTGAACAACTTGGTATTCCGTGATAATGCTGGTGCTGAAAGATCTTTCCCATTCACCGCAAACGGATCTATTAGTTTCTCTAACGAAATTAAACTTGACAGTTCTTCTGCGAAGTTCTTCGTATACTACGATTATACACGAGCTTATGGTGGAGGTTCATCTCAGATCGATATCGCAAACGTTGGTCCTGCTGCTGGTAATTCTGCATTAGATAGTGCCAATATTACTTTGACTGGTTTCTCTGGAACCACAGGACTTGCTGCAAACCCAATCACAACTGGTGGTATTGATGCTGGAACTGAAGGCGACAACTATATTCGTTTGGGCGGATTTACTTCAACTCCCGGAAACAACGATACGATTCTTAAGGTAATTGGAACAACTGGAACTAATTTCCTACGAGTCAATACTATAGATGACGTTGATCTTGGCGCGGAAACTAAAGTCGGAGCGTTTTTGTATACTCATCCATTGAACTCTCCGGGATCGCTTTTAGTAGACTCTGCGGGTACTGCCGTTGAGAACACTGGTGGTATTACCGCAACATTAGCACCTGCTAATTTGTCAGGCGCAGGTGAAACTTTCTCCTTCGCATATGACTATGACGGTAACAGTCAGAAAGATAGAAGGACTTCTGCTGATGCCGTAGACCCTGCTATTGTAATCCGTGCAATCGGATTAGAAAACGGTAACTGGGTGGAACTAGGTGGTCAGATTATCGATAGGGTTGACAACCAGTCCTACTCTGTAATCTCTGCTGTAGAAAGAAACTACAGCAACCCAGTATAATAATTGATTAGGGGCACTCCGGTGCCCCCCCCCTTATACTTTGGAAAATATTATGAAGATATCCCTTGAACAGGTTGCCAGTATTTTAAACCGAACTTCAGATGAAGTTTTGTATATTGCTAACAATGAGAAGAGGTTAACTGCCACTTTCGAACCAGATAACGACATGGTTTATAATGATGATGGAACAGTATCATTCGTAGAAGGTAAAGAAACTTCTGAATGGACATTTGATCTGAACGAAGTCCTCGAATTCAAAAAAGAAATGGACGAAGGACTTGCTGGCGAGATAGAATCTTATTTGGAAGACAAGTAAATGGCAGTAGACAATCGCACAGAACTCAATGATTGCGAGCAGGATGCAGGTTGGAACGGAACCGACAACCCCGATTTGCAGGGTGTGTCTTCTGGTGACGAAGTTTACTATGAAGGTTCAGAATGCATGGGCGCTCAGTTTACTAACGCTCAAGAGTATATCATAGTCGGTGAAAACTCCGCTGGTACTGCTCTCAATGAAGACTTATCTGCCTCGACTGTTTGGTTATTGGTAAAAGATAACCTGATTGATACACAGGCAAACGGCGGTTTTCAAATCGTATTAGCAAACGGAACTGGTGGTGCTTCAGCAATCATTGGTTTTTACGTTGGCGGAAACGATAATCCCGGACTTGTTCTTGGTAAAACATATTATTGTATTCGATTAGATGTCAGTAATATCGGATCTTTTTCTTCGTTTGCACACAACGGTACATTAGGTAACCTGAGTACGACTGCTGTCACAGATATTGGATACGGTTCTTTACACGTAACTGCTGCTCGTGGTAACGTAAACAACTTATGGGTTGATCGTATTACTTCTAATGCAAATAACTCTTATGCATTTACAGTCAATCAAGGAACATCTGGTACGCCGATTACTCTCGCAACACTTGTGTCACAAGACAATACAAGTACAAATGGTTGGGGATTGTTTGCGTCTGGTCCGGGTGCATCATATACGCTCTATGCATCAACAGAGTTTGGCGATTCAGGCACTGGCGATTCTTATTTTTCATCAACCAACGAACAGATTTTCTTAGATGGCACTGGCATCGGATCAGGCAATTGGATCTTCAGAGTATTCGGTAATTCAACAGGTACTAACTCATTCGTATTAAACAATACTGTAATGGCATCGCCCGGTGAAGGTGCAATCTGGGACATGACAGATACGAACATCAATGTTTTAGATATTACAGACTGCACGATCTTGGATATGGGGTCAATGAGTTTCCCTGTATCTGGCGGCACGACAAGACAAGTTACTGGTACAACCTTTATTGGTTGTGGTCAATTGGATTTTGCAACGATTACCGCAAGCGACATTTCAATATCAGGATCTACATCTTCTGCACTCGGTGCAATATTACTTGACACAAACGGGCAGACGACGAACCAAACTGATTTTACTTTTACAAGTGGTGGATCTGGTCACGCTGTGTATATAACAGCGACAGGTACTTATTCTTTTACTAATTGGAATTTTTCTGGTTATTCAACTGCCAATCCCGGAACCAACAACACATCTAACTCAGGATCAACTGATGCGATGGTTTATAATAATTCAGGTGGTGCAGTCACAATTAATGTCGATGGAGGCACTAACGTAACTGTTCGTAATGGTGTGAATGCAACAACAACCGTTGTAGCAAACGTTACAGCAAGCATTACACGATTGCTTGGCAACACAGAAGTTACTGTTCTTAATAGTCCTTCTCCTTATTCATGGGACGGTACAGGTGGTCAACCTGCAGTTTCTTCTTTTGATGCAGTAGAAACCGTCAGTGCTGACACTGTAACAGATCTAACATATTCTGATAACACCACAGTAAGAATCAACTCAAGTGGTAGTAGTTTTAGCGGAGTATTATCAGACTCAAGTTTGATTCCTGTATCTCTAGCGGCAGGAGATCGTATTCGTGTTACAGTGAGAGATAACAGTGTGAACCCTTCGTTATTTTTATTTGATGAGTTTGAAGTTTCAGGAACACCTTCTGCGTCCACTATAGATACAACTACAACGTTTTCTGGGTTCACTTCTGCCTTTGGCACTTTGTTGAATTCTGCTAACTCATTAACAGTTACGGTTGAAAAAATTGATGCTAGATACCAGTTTCAAATTGCAAGTGGTACGACTGTAGATTTTTTGGTATACCGAACGGGATCTGATCCTATTTTAAATACTGGTCAATCTATCACTGCAGATAACAATAGTTTTCCAAGCAATCAGGTCGCAGATAGAAATTATAGAAACCCAGCGTAAAAATATTATAAATAAAGATTATTAATCCTAAAAGATTACGGAGTAACAATGGCGGGAGAAAAACGATATACACAGATACCACCGCGTAGTACGGGTGACCGTATGTATATGGTACATACCGCTGAACTCGAATTCTATCAGAAATTAGACGCGCAAGGCGGTGATACTGATCACAGTTGGAAAACTGGTTCTCGATATGATATTTCCGGTTTTTTAGGCGGTGATGTTCACGTTCACGGTGTTTACGACAAAGGTGATGGTACAGGTATTCTTGCCGTTCACTATAACAAAAGTGCTAAATATGAAAATGCGGTTCCTGAATTAGATTCTTGGATTAGTTTTAATGGAACGAATATCGCTCGTGTTAAAGATGCTTATGACGTTTATATTCCTGCTCAAAACATTATGGGTTATGACAATCCAGAATACGGTATGGATGTTGACATCACAGGTTCAGCAAACGTTCGATTTGCGGAAGGTCTTCCTCAATTAGACGCATGGGGTAAATTGCGTGTAGCAGGCGGCACACACATTGGTAGTTACGTATTCGGACAACAAGAAAAATATACTGAAAACTTTTCAACCACTGCTGTTAACGGCGGGTTTGGTAGATACTCAAACAATCGCAATTCAATTCAAGTTGGTATTGTAGGTTCAGGCGATCCCGATTATGTCGCAAACACAGGGTTTGCTGCTTCGTCTAGTAATACATATCATCATTATATTCCGGGAAGTTCTCATCTTTATATGGCGGCAGTTCGTTCTAATTCCGGTATTGGGGTATCAACTGGTACTATTAAACGATGGGGTATCTTTGATGCTAATAACGGATTCTTTTTTCAGCTTGCTGCCGATGGCACATTCAGTGTAGTCATTCGTAGTTCTATTGCCGAAGCAGCACAGAAAGACCTTGTTATTCCACAGTCAGATTGGAACGGCGATAAGGCAGATGGTAGCGGCGATTCACAAGCAACATTAGATGTGACTAAAGACAATATCTGGTGGATTGATGTTCAGTGGCACGGTGCTGGGCGTGTTCGTTTTGGAACATACCTTGACGGGCAACGTGTTGTAATGCATTCATATATTCACGCAAACAACTATGAATATGCAATGTCACAGACTGCTTCGCTGCCGACTTGTTTCGCAGTTGCTGCAGTATCTGGACCTTCAACAGAACAATACCTTGAGGCATGGTCTGCAAGTATGTGGACTGAATCAGATATTGATTTGAATGAAAAAGGTAATCCAAAAACGTGGGCATCCAATCACAATCTTGTAACACAGGGTAAGGGATATGCTGATACTGGATGGCAATACCTTTTCTCTCTTTCTCCTGTTCCTGCATTAAGTAACACTGAAACTAACCATTCCCTGTATCAACCAACATCTATTTCAGCATATGCATTTGACTCGGATGCCACAAACGGTATTGATGCAGTGATGGATATTAAAGGGGAAATTAACTGTGTTCACTCTGGGCACGACTTTTCAACTATCACTGGCACTACAGTAGACCTTTCAACTGCTGGCACTAGTTATGAATTTGGGCAAGTACGTTTAGAAGAAATGTTTGCTGGTAGATACGAAGCAGAACTTACTGACACTTACAACAACTTTCAGTATGGCGCACTGAAAAACTTATCTGATGACGGTGGCACCTTTGTAAACAATGTTGGTTCTATTACTCAAGCAAATCCTGCTGTGGTCACAGTTAAACTCGGCGAGCGTATGGAAGCAAGAGAACCAGAAGCACAAGGAGGTGTGACGTTTCCCATCAACGTTAACGAATACAACGGGAAGTTTGAGTTTTATAATATGCCTGCTGGTTGGACTTCGCTTGAAGGCAACTATTACTATTTGAAACCTATTGCATATAACCAAGCAGAAGTATACGCGGGTTACGATGACGTTACTAAAACATTTAACACGCCACTAGACACGTCTGCATTTGCTGCATTCACTTCAAACACTGGATACTTCAAAGGGTTTAGAGGTTCTCGTGTGATCTGGTCGTTCTTTGGTAAAACTCGTAAGTCGCTACATCCCAATGGTGCTCGTCTTATGGTCACAATTAACTGGAAAGAAATTGTCCAGTAATGCCTTTCATACATGTCAACTATAACAATTGGCAGTTCTGGAGAGATTCAGACGGACCAAATTATGCTTACGGTGGCGGTAACAAATGTTATTCGGGGCAAAAAGTAACGTTTGATCCTTACAACAAATGGATATTAATTAACGAAGGCGAAACTGAAATTGAAGTGAAAGCAGATATCTATTCTGCTTGGAAAGAATGGGTCACCGTTAGTCCAGAGGACCCTTTACCCGGTGCTTGGCCAATTGCAATTAGTGCTATTGGTGGTGACCAGATTGAAGCAAATACTTTTGTGGGAACATCATTCTTCTTAGAAAACGGTTGGAGGATAAAACCGTATACCACAAACGTAGGATACGTATTGTCAATTAAGGGAAACATATATACACGTGAATCGGGTCAAAACCCTGTAATACCAGAAAGTGGTGTTACCGTGAACTTAGTTCGTTCTTCTATTGTAGATGCAACGACATTCGAATTCGACGAAATTCTTGGAAGTATTTCTATTACCGAAGAAGTCAAAGCAGACATTGCAAGACTTGTTTGGGAAAGAACTCGTGCGAATCCTACCGTTGGATCGTATGGCGAATTGGTTAACAACATAGACAGTGACTTAACTAATGTGAAAACTGAAGTAGATAAGACGCTCAAGACAAAAGAGTATCTTGCTTTTCAAAAATAAGGAGTAAATTATGGCAGAACCAGAAAAAATCACACCGGATATTACACCCGATGTCAATTCATCAGACGCTAAGTCTGCTCGCAAAGACATCGAAGATTTTATTCAACACATAAATCAAAGTAATTTCAACCAAGCAGAAAAAACTTTCAAAGATATGATTGGAGGAAGACTTGGTGATGTACTGGATCAACAGAAAGCAAAGATCGCAGGACAGATTTTCCAACAAACTGATGCAGAACTTCCTGAAGTAGAACCTGAAGTAGAAGAGGAAGATCAGCAAGAGTTTGAAGACGAAGTTGAAGTAGACTTCGAAGAAGACGAAGAAGAAACTGAAACTGAAAATTAAAATTTTTATAAATAATTTAACATGAAAGTTGAAGACTTAGGTCCTTTATTAAATTTTGATCGAACCCGAGGTATGGGTAATCTTTACGATCATTTTGCACAGGACCGCGTTGAAGATTTTTTAGTAGAAACATATTCCTTTTTATTCGATACCTTCGAGGATTGGATAAAAATTAGAAAAGATGACCCTACTAAATTAGAACAACAACATGTAAGTCTGATGCAGTATTTGTGTACTAGAGTTCATCATAATCATTTTTTACATCATCATGGACTCTATTCACATTACTTAGAAAGAGATGTTAGGTATTTAAATTTTGGATCAGGTTGCGGTTATTTCGAATTCTGGTTCAAGCACTACAACAATCAAAAGAATGTTGTGGGTGCAGAATGGGAAGGACAAGAAAGATTCTTCCAGAGGTTTAGAAAGTTCTACGGTGTAGATCACATGTGCAATTATATTTGCAACAGTATCTACGACGAGAACTTTGAAATTAGAAGTAGAGACGGTTCTAAAAACTTCGAAGACGAAGGAATAGAAACCGCGATACTTCATAGGTTTTTCCCGGTGTGGGATTCACAGTTCGTGGAACCTAACGCAGGAAAGATAAAAAAGATCTTTGCGAATTTTCGCAAGTATGGTATCAAAGAAGTTCTGATATCAACAAGATCGATAGATAAGAAAATGCCATCTGATGAGATGGCAATCTTAGAAGATAACTGCCGACTTAAAAGATTTGACGGTACTTGGGAAATGAGATTCGTTAATATAGAGAATATTAAATGAGAACATTCAAGGAAATCAGAGAAGCGGCAAAGAAGATGCCTCCGGGTGATCATGTGTTTTCTAAGAAAGTGAACAAGACTAATGTCATGGTTCACAAAGACAAGAAGGGATTCACTGTTTATATTGACGGTGAAAAATTAGACACCTATCGTAGTCAGCGAGAAGCAGAGAAGATGGGTGTTGCTTTTGCAAAGGAAATGTAGATGAAACTTATTTCAGAATACACCGAACAGGACTTGCATGTAATCACCGAAGCAAAAGAAGGCGGTGGTAAGTCTTATGCTATCGAAGGTGTCTTTGCACAAGCAGAACAAAAGAATAGAAACGGACGTGTTTATCCTAGACCTATTATGGAGAATGCGGTAAACAAGTACGTTACAGAACAGGTTAAAGAAAAGCGATCAGTGGGAGAACTAAATCATCCCGAAGGTCCGACTGTTAACCTTGACAAAGTTTCTCACCTCATCACAGATCTTCGATTCGAAGGAAATGATGTGGTAGGAAAAGCATCTATACTGGATACTCCGAATGGTAAGATTGTTAAAGGTCTTCTTGATGGGGGAGTCAGACTAGGTGTATCAACTCGTGGTATGGGTAGTCTTGAGCAACGAAACGGCACGATGTATGTGAAAGAGGATTTCATCCTCAACACTGTTGACATCGTTCAAGATCCATCTGCGCCTGCAGCATTTGTTAATGGGATTATGGAAGGCGTAGAGTGGGTATGGAATAATGGCGTTATCGAACCTCAAGTAATTGAAAAGATGGAGACTGAAATTAAAAATGCTCCACGCAAAAATCTCTATGAGACGCAAGCGCGTGAGTTCAAGAATTTCCTCTCGTTACTCAAATCAAACTATAAGGAGTAAATCATGTCTGAAGAGAATTTAGATATGGATATTGCTGCAGAAGAAGAGTCCCTTGAGGAAGCGGAACAAATGCCTGTAGGGACTGAAGATCAGTCAATTGCGTCTGAAAAGAAAGCAGAAAAGACTGGGAAGAAGCAGCCTGCTCGTAAAGGCGATAAGTTAGGTGCTAAGGATGAACCTGCTGCCAATGGCAACGGTGCTGGGAAACCAGAACAGGGTTCACACAAAGAATCTACTTATGACTTTAGCGATGACTTAAATGCTCTTGTCGAATCAGAAGCAACGCTGTCTGATGAGTTCAAGGCAAAGACTGCTATCATCTTCGAAACTGCTATCAAATCCAAAATTGCGGAAGAAGTCTCCCGCTTGGAAGATGAATATCAAGAAAAACTCGACGAAGAGACTCAGTCTATTCAAGACGATCTCGTTGAGAAAGTTGATAACTACCTCAACTACGTGGTTGAGCAGTGGATGGAAGAGAACGCTCTTGCTGTTGAGCAAGGTTTGCGTACTGAAATCGCTGAAGGATTCATGGATCGACTCAAAGAGTTGTTCGAAGAATCTTACATCGAGGTTCCTGAAACTAAGGTTGACCTAGTAGACGAACTCGCAGATCAAGTAGATGAGTTGGAAGAAAAACTCAATGCTCAAACTGCATCCGTAATGGAAATGTCTGAGAAGTTAGAAGCATACCAGCGCGAAGCAATTATTGCTGAGAATGCTCGTGATCTTGCTGACACTCAGGTAGAGAAATTACATTCACTGGTTTCTTCACTTGACTTCGAATCTGAAGAAGTATTCGAACAGAAAGTTAAGACTGTTAAAGAATCTTACTTCAAGAAGCAAGTTTCTACTGAAACAGAAGAAATCGTAGAAGATTGGGAAGGCGAAGCACAAGAAGTAGCATCATCAGGTGTTATGGATATGTATTTGTCTGCCCTTAAAAAAACCTCTAAGGAGTAATTAAATGGAAACTTATGATCGTTTAGTCGAGAAGTGGGCTCCAGTACTCAACGAAGAATCTGCTGGTAAGATCAGCGATTCACATCGTCGTGCAGTAACTGCTGCTATTCTCGAAAACCAAGAGCAAGCATTTGCTAAAGAACAATCCCTCATGGAAGGTCCTACTAACACCAACTTTGCTGTAACTGGTGCTGGTGGTGCTGCTGATCCTACGGGTGCTAACTGGAACCCTGTGCTTATCGCACTGGTTCGTCGTGCTATGCCTAACCTGATGGCATACGAACTTGCTGGCGTTCAACCTATGACTGGTCCTACTGGTCTTATCTTCGCCATGCGTTCTGTATACAAGTCTACTCGTGGTGGCGCAACTGCTGGTGACGAAGCATTCGCTGCTGGTGTCACTGGTGCAGAAGCTGTTGTACCTTATTCTGGTGACTCTTCTGTTGACTTCAGCACTGGCGAGTCACGTGGTCCTTCAGGTCTTGCTGGCGTAACTGACACGTCTGCTCCCGGTGCCACTAGTCCGCAAGCTGATTCATCTATCGTTGACTCTGGTGATGTTTATGTTCCTTCTGGTTTGGGTGCACAACCTTACACCGAAGGTTACTCACCTGCGATGGAAACTAAGAACGCTGAGAAATTGGGTTATGCCGATGGATCTGCGTTTGCAGAAATGGGTTTCACCATCGAGAAAGCAACTGTTACTGCACGTTCACGTGCTTTGAAAGCAGAGTACTCTCTCGAACTTGCACAAGACTTGAAAGCAATTCATGGTCTTGACGCTGAAACTGAATTGGCAAACATTTTGTCAACGGAAATCCTTGCGGAAATTAACCGTGAAATCATCCGAACGATTAACTCACAAGCAAAAATTGGTTCGCGTCAAGCGGGTCTTCAAACTGCTGGTATCTTCGATCTTAGCACTGATGCTGATGGTCGTTGGTCAGTTGAAAAGTTCAAGGGACTCCTTGTTCAATTGGAGCGTGAGTGTAACGTAATCGCTAAAGAAACTCGTCGTGGTAAGGGTAATGTAATCGTTTGTTCTTCAGACGTTGCTACTGCTCTGACTGCTGCTGGTATGCTTGACTATGCCCCTGCATTGTCTACTTCTTTGAACGTAGATGACACGGGTAACACCTTTGCTGGTGTTTTGAATGGTCGCACTAAAGTATTCATCGACCCATATGCGGTTGCTGACTACGTAACGGTTGGTTATAAGGGCACTAACCCTTATGACGCTGGTGTGTTCTACTGCCCATACGTCCCTCTCCAGATGGTACGTGCGGTTGGTGAGAATGACTTCCAACCACGCATCGGGTTCAAGACTCGTTATGGTATGGCATCTAACCCATTCGTGGGCACTGCTGCTGCCGATGGTCTTGCCGCTGCGCGTAACAACCAATACTATCGTATCTTCCGCGTGGACAACATCCTCGCCTAAGACAGGTAGAATAAAAACAATAAGTTTTAGGGGGCACTACGGTGCCCCTTTTTTTGAGTATAAATAATCTCATGGAAATAGATAACTTCAACGGACTTCAACCCAATGGGTTTCGTATCACGATTACTCGTGAGTATCAGTCACACCTACAATATTTTGCTCAGTCTATTCAGCACCCCTCAGTAGAATTAAGTCCTGTTGAGTTAGGATTCAAAAGGGTATCAAACATTCCCTTTGCTGGCAATCAGATAGAAAACGGATCCGTTACGCTAGACATCCTTGCTGACGAAAATTTTGAATCGTATAAAGAAATGTACGATTGGATGCTTCGAACAATCAACGAGGAGCACACACCGCAATCTAAAAAGTTTAGTCGGGAAGGCAGCGTCCCTACAACATACCACGATTTGACGGTAACTATTCTCACCTCATCCAACAATGCTAATTTCAGCATACTATATAAGAATGCATTGCCTATAGGACTAGGTGATGTTCAGTTTGCTTCAACATCAGACGGGGAGTATATCACCTTTCCCGCAACCTTTCGATTTGACTACTTTGAGATCAAGTGATATAATAATATTATTTAATTGAGTTTCCTATGACATTAGAACAAATCAATGCTATGTGGCAGAAAGACTGTCGCATCGATGCTCTTGCTATTGACGAAGCATCACGACAAACCCCTGAACTACACGCCAAATACCTTCAGATCTTATCAGAGTTTAAATTAAAACTCAAGCAAGCAGAGTTCAAACAGAAAGAACTCATGAAGTATAAGTGGTTGTGGTATAACGGGAAGTTATCCCAAGAAGAAATAGAGCGGTTGGGATGGGTGCCCGATCCTTTTGATGGACTAAAAATTCTCAAAGGAGAGATGGAACACTACGTCGAAGCAGATCCAGAACTGGTAGAAAGCGAAGCGAAGATCGAGTACCTTAAGACTTGTATAGATACTACGAAAGAGATTGTTGAGAACCTTAAGTGGAGACATCAGACGATTGGTAACATGATAAGATGGAAACAGTTTGAAGCAGGATTTTGAGACAATCGAACTGAAGATGAAAGACTACAGCATGCTGCGAGTGAATTGCTCTAGCGGTGTTGCTGCGGAGTTGTCAGATCATTTCTCGTTCTATGTACCCGGATACAAGTTTATGCAACCGTATAAACGAAAGGTCTGGGACGGTAAGATACGTCTGTTCAATCGTATGAACGGAGAGATCAATGCTGGTCTTTATCAGGAGATCCGCAAGTTTGCTGGTCAAAAAGGATACATGACCAAGTGCCACGAAACTGAATATGGACTCCCGTATGATAAAAATAAACTCAATCATTTACGCAACATGGAATGGATCTCCAAGTTGGGTCTTCCGTTTGCACCCAGAGATTATCAGTATGATGCTTTTGGGCATGCTCTAGAAAACAAGAGATGTGTGCTAGTCTCGCCTACTGGGTCTGGCAAGTCAATGATTATCTATCTTTTGATGCGATATTACTTCGACAGTCATGATAAAAAAATTCTAGTTATTGTTCCTACGACTGGTCTTGTCGAGCAGATGTATAAAGACTTCGCAGACTATGGGTTTGATGTAGAAAATAATTGCCATCTAATTTACAGCGGTAAAGAGAAGGCAACGAACAGACGTGTCGTAATCACCACGTGGCAATCAATACACAAACTAGGACCAAAGTGGTTCGAAGACTTTGGTGCTGTGTTCGGTGACGAATGTCATGGTTTCAAAGCAAAATCATTATCAAGCATCATGAACAAAGCAATCAATGCTGAGTATAGATTTGGAACAACGGGTACGTTAGACGGGACAGAAACAAACGAAATGGTTCTGAAAGGTTTGTTTGGTCCGGTGCATAAAGTCACCACCACTGCAGCACTGCAAGAAAAGAAACAACTCGCTCAACTAGATATAGATATTGTGTTGCTTAAATACGAGGAAGAAGTTCGTGCTAAACTTAAAGATGCTACGTATCAAGATGAAATCGATTTCTTGGTTACTCATGACCGTAGGAACAGATTTATTCGTAACCTTGCTCTTTCTCTTGATGGTAATACCCTTGTATTATTTAACCTCGTAGAGAAACATGGCAAAGTATTAAAGGATCTAATAGAGGATAAAATTGAAAGTGGCAGGAAATTATTTTACGTTAGCGGCGAGACAAAAACTAGTGATAGAGAATTCGTTAGGGGTGTTGTTGAAAAGATGGATAATTCAATCTTGCTTGCAAGTCTTGGGACTTTTAGCACTGGCATTAACATTAGGAATATTCACAACATCATATTTGCTTCCCCCAGCAAGTCCCAAATCAGAGTCTTACAATCAATTGGAAGGGGTTTGCGTGTATCAGACGATGCCCGTACAACAAGACTTTACGATATTGCAGATGACCTTAGATTTAAGGGGAAGGCAAATTTTACCATGCGCCATTGCGCAGAACGAATAGACATATATACTAAGGAGCAGTTTAAAACTAGAATAACAAAGGTGCCCTTATGAGTCATCCAGTTCAGCAAATCAGATTAGCAAGCGGTGAAGAAGTACTTTGCGAAGTTATGGAATATGATACTGATGGTGACGAGATTATTGTTAGAAATGCTATGGCAGTAGAAACTAACATGTTTGAAAATAACGAAAGAGTCTACATGTTCCGTCCTTGGTTTCTTTATATAGAACAACCCCATGAAAATATTATGATAAAAACTAATCAAGTTATTGGTAACTGTGAACCTAACGAACTACTTAGAATGCAATACTATTCTGCAGTAAAAGATATGCAAGATATTGCTGAGTCAAGAATTGATGATTTCAAAAGAAGAGAAGCAATGAAATTAAAATCTACTCTTGAAGCGATAACCAGAGCAAAAAACAAAAAGGAAGAAGAAGTTGAACCAACTCTTCCGAGCAACGTCATTCAATTTCCTTATGATGATGATGGTACAATTCATTAGTATATTCCCCCTTTCGAGTTAAGCTTTAGGGTAACACACTTTCGTTAGCGTGTCAACCCTATTGACAAATTTTTTTTATAATGTATAATATTTCTATTTGAGGTGACTATGAACGTGAAACCAAAAGACAAACCACACTATGTAAACAACGCAGAGTTTTCTCAAGCGGTGGTAGAGTATGTAACGAATGCTAATCAAGCAGCATCCAAGGGAGTAGTTAAACCAGTGGTCCCTGATTACATTGCACGGTGCTTTCTTAAAATCGCAGAAGGACTATCACACAAGGCAAACTTTGTTCGGTATACTTATCGTGAAGAGATGGTGATGGACGCGGTGGAGAACTGCCTCAAAGCAATCGAGAATTATAATCTTGAGACTGCTACTCGAACAGGAAAACCTAATGCGTTTGCATATTTTACTCAGATCTCTTGGTATGCTTTTCTTAGACGCATTCAAAAAGAAAAGAAGCAGCAAGACATCAAACTTAAATATCTGACTGAATCAGGAATAGAACAACTAGTGTCTGAAGAGTTTGAAGATAACCCTGCTGCCCGTGCTACACAAGCATTTGTCGATGAATTGCGTGAACGTATTGATGCAGTAAAAGAAAATGATGATGCTGTAAAAGAGTATGGCAAGAAGGAGCGAAAGAAAAGAACTCCTCGTGTTGACTCTGATTTAACGGAATTTATGGAATGAAATTTTGGACTATTTGGAAGTACGCCCTTGGAGGATTCTCAGATGACAAAACGGAACCTTATGATAATTATGTTGCAGTCTTACGCACTATTATTGTGGGGGTTAATTTTCTTACGTGTTTTTTTATAATGGCAAACGTGGTGCATAACTGGTGAAAATAGCAATACTAAATGATACCCATTGTGGTATACGAAACTCTTCTGAAATCTTTATGGACTATCAGGAGAAATTCTATCGAGATGTTTTCTTTCCATATCTGGAAGAACAAGGAATCAAAAAGATTCTACATCTGGGAGACTATTATGAAAATAGAACTTCGATCAATTTTAAAGCACTTAACCACAATCGCAGAATATTCCTTGACGTTCTTAGGGATCGTGGTATCCACATGGATATTATTCCGGGTAATCATGATGTTTACTACAAAAACACCAATCGATTAAATGCCCTGAAAGAATTGCTTGGTCACTACATGAACGAAGTGAACATCGTAGAAGAACCTACGGTGATGGACTACGATGGTTTGAAGATGCTTCTTCTCCCATGGATCAACACAGAGAACGAGGAGAAGGTCAAGTATGCTATTGCTACTTGTAAAGCAGATATGTGTGCTGCTCATCTTGAATTAGCAGGGTTTGATATGCAGGCAGGCATTCCTTGTCATGATGGTATGGACCCTAGCACCTTTCGTAAGTTTGAGATGGTTCTATCTGGACACTTTCACACCAAGTCACAAGCAAACAACATCCACTACCTTGGTTCGCAAATGGAATTCTTCTGGTCCGACTGCAATGATCGTAAGTACTTTCATGTCCTCGACACCGAGACTCGTGAACTGACTGCCGTAGAAAACCCAGTCACTATCTTTTCTAAGATCTTGTATGATGACAAAGAAAAGAATCCTAACTTGATTGATGTTTCTAAAATGAATGATCATTTTGTTAAGATCATTGTTGTCAATAAAACCAAACCCGCAGAGTTTGAGAAGTTTCTAGATCGCGTAAACTTCCAGAAGATTCACGGGTTACAGATTGCAGAGAACTTTCAAGACTTTGCTGGTGCACAGGTTGAGGACGATAAAATAAATGTTGACAGCACTGATGAATTGTTGTATAGTTACATAGATGCTGTAGATACGGATCTCGATAAAGAACGTATCAAATCTAATGTTCGTAGTTTGATGATAGAGGCACAGTCCTTAGAAATTGTATGATCGTATTTACAAAACTTCGTTATAAAAATTTTCTATCCACAGGTAACACCTTCACCGAAATCAATTTAACTAATACCAGTTCTACATTGGTGGTTGGTCAAAACGGTTCAGGTAAGTCTACCATGCTCGACGCTTTGTCGTTTGCTTTGTTCGGTAAGGCACACCGAAACGTCAACAAACCACAGTTGATCAACACCGTCAACAACAAAGACTGTTTGGTTGAAGTAGAGTTTGATGCGTTGGGACAGCAATTTAAAATTGTTCGTGGTATTAAACCAGCAAAGTTTGAGATTTGGCAAGACGGTACTATGATCAATCAAGATAGTCATGCCAAAGAATATCAAAAGATTTTAGAACAGAACATTCTAAAACTTAACCACAAATCTTTTCACCAGATTGTTGTGCTGGGGAGTAGCAGTTTCATTCCTTTTATGCAACTCCCCGCACAACACCGCCGTGAGGTGATTGAAGATCTATTAGATATCAACGTCTTCTCAAAAATGAACACGGTTCTTAAAGAGAAGATTGCTGTGCTAAAAGATTCGATTCGAGAGAACGAGTATGCTCTTGAACTGAATGATTCGAAGATAGATACCCAGAAAGATCATATCGTCGAACTAGAAAAAATCTCTGAATCTGCTAAAGACAAACTTGAGACTGAACTCACTGAGCAGCAAGCAGAGTTGGCCCGCTTGGAGGAACTCGTCGAAGGGTACACTGATACTCGACTTCGAGAAATAGAAAAGTTGTTATATGTTAGTAAGAAAAAACTTACTGAAATGCAGAAGTTTGACTTTCAGTTTGAATCTAAACTAAAGAAATTTGATAAGGATATTGCCTTTTATGAGGATAACGACACATGTCCCACCTGCGATCAAGAGATCACCGTTGATACCAAAAATAGAAAAATCAAAGAAACTTCAGAATCAAGACAAGAAATCGAAGACGCATCCGTCACGTTGGGATTCGAAATAATATCTTCTCAAAAAGAGATAGCAGATAATGAAAACCTTTTGTCCGAAGAAACATCTAAGTTCCAAGATGTCGAGGTGTACAGGCGTGACATTAAAAGAACCCAAGAGAGGATTCGAAGTCTACAGTGTGATCTATCCCAAGGGGGGCAGGACTTGGATAGTTTGCAAACCGCAAAATCTACGCTTGAAGATCTTCGAAGATCTCGTGAAGAGATCGTGCAAAGGAAAATGGACCTCGCAGAGGAGCGGGAATACAATAACGTTATTACAGAATTGCTCAAAGACTCAGGTATCAAAACCAAAATCATCAAACAATACTTGCCCGTTATTAATAAACTCACGAATCAGTACCTGCAAGTCCTCGACTTCTATGTCCACTTTGACTTGGATGAGGGGTTCAACGAGACAATACGATCAAGACACAGAGACGCATTCAGTTATTCCTCGTTTAGTGAGGGCGAGAAGCAACGGATAGATCTTGCTCTTCTGTTTACGTGGAGACAGATTGCGAAGATGAAAAACTCTGTTGCTACTAATCTGTTGATTCTTGACGAGACGTTTGACTCCTCTCTTGATGCTGACGGTGTTGAGAATCTATTGAAGATCCTAGACACTCTTGACAATGACACTAATGTGTTTATCATATCTCACAAAGGCGAACTGTTAGACAACAAGTTTGATCGTAAGATCGAGTTCGTTAAAGACAAAAACTTTAGCAAGGTAGCATGAAATATTTAAACCGTGCTGAAAAAGAGTACGAGGCAATGCCAGAATATATTGTTCTGCCAAACGTTCTTACTCTAAAAGAATGTCAAGGAGCAATTCAATATGGACAAAAACACGGAAGGGGTAGTCAAGGACAAATAGGATCCGGGTCCGGAGCAGTAGATCTTACTGTTAGAAACACTACTTTATATTGGTTCCGGCATACTAAATTGAGAGATAGAATTGTCTCTAAGATTGGTGAAGTCAATAAGATGCTTTGGAAATATGATATCAATGAATTTGAAGCTTTTCAATTGGGCATCTACTCTAAAGATGGGCACTACTCTTGGCACAAAGATGCCTTCGATACTACTGAACCAAGGAATAGAAAATTAAGTTTCACTGTTCTTCTAAATGATCCCAAATCATATACGGGAGGACAGTTTCAATTACATTCAAGTTTTACTAGAGAAGGCAAGGCAATAATTAAGACCCTTCACAAACTCGATAACACTGGATCTATGGTTGTGTTTCCAAGTAGAACCTACCATCGAGTTTGTCCCGTGCAGGAAGGTGTTCGTGCTTCTTTGGTTGGATGGGCATGGGGACCTAAGAATGGTTGACAAAACCTTTCTATCGTGTATAATGGTGTATAACTTTTTGAGGAATAAATTGTGATGATTAGTGAACAGACCATGCAAGTTCTAAAAAACTTTGCGTCAATAAATCCAAACATCGTTATCAACGAAGGCAATGTTTTGCAGACGATTTCCGAAGCAAAAAACGTTGTCAGTAAATGTATAGTTGATGTCGAGTTTCCGAAACAGTTCGGTGTCTTCGACTTGAACGAGTTCCTTGCGGTACTCAATCTTGTTGACAAACCAGAACTGAAATTTGAGGATGATTTTGTCACTGTGTGTGACTCCGTTGGTAGAACACGTATCAAGTATTACTACTCTGATATTGATATTCTTACCAAACCTTCTGGACCCGTGAAGAACATGGATGCAGACGTAAAGTTTGTCCTTGATCACAACACGCTTTCTAAAATCCGAAGAGCATCTTCTGTTCTAGGACACACAGAAGTCAGTGTAAAGTGTATAGATAGTATCGTGTGTTTGTCAGTTGCAGACAATAGCGATAGTACTTCTAATGCTTATGTGGTTGAACTAGACGGGACATACACAAAAGAAGATTTCAATTTTGTTTTTAACATTAATAACTTGAAGATGGTTGAAGGTGACTATGATGTTAGCATCTCTCATTTAGGCATCTCACACTTTGTTAATAAAAATACCAAGATTGAATATTGGGTAGCACTCGAAAAATCTAGCACTTATGGAGAATAAGATGAACGAAGAAATGATGGACCTTGGTAATCGTATCACTCGCAGCACCGTTGCTGTAATTGATACTATGACTTCACGAGGAGCATTCCGTGGAGAAGAACTCTCTACGATTGGTCAGTTGCGTGATCAGTGTATCGCTTTGGTACAGATGATCGAAGCAGCACAGGGTGTAGAAGCACCAGCACCCGCTGAAGAAACTCCTGAAGAAGTCTAAATTTATCTTTTCCGTTTTGGTGAGCGGCATCTTGCCGCTCTTTTATTTTTTTATTATGAGGAAAAGAAATGGCAAAAGACTTTTTGTGGGTAGAGAAATATAGACCTCAAAAGATTGAGGACTGTATTCTTCCCGATACACTTAAGCAAACGTTTACTTCTCTCTTAGAAAGTGGAGAGTTGCCTAACATGTTGTTTTGTGGGACTGCTGGTCTGGGTAAGACTACGGTTGCACGTGCCTTGTGCGAACAACTAGGACTCGATTACATCGTAATCAATGGGTCTGAAGAAGGTAACATCGACACTCTTCGAGGGAAGATTCGTCATTTTGCTTCTACGGTATCTTTATCTGCTGGGTACAAAGTGGTCATTCTCGATGAGGCAGACTACCTTAACCCGCAATCAACCCAACCTGCTTTGCGTGGATTCATTGAGCAGTTCTCTGACAACTGCCGATTTATTCTTACGTGTAATTTTAAGAACCGGATCATCGAACCGTTACATTCTCGTTGTGGTGTGTATGAATTCAATACCACCAAAAAAGATATGGTTGGTTTGTGCGATCAGTTCTTGAAACGAGCGTGTCATATTCTCAGAGAAGAGGGATACGGCAATGCCGCACCTCAAAGAGAAAGCATTGCTAAACTGATCATGCGTCACGCACCCGACTGGCGTAGAATCGTTAACGAGTTGCAGCGATCTGTTATCGGAGGCGTATCTGCAGACGCGACAATTAGCAGTGACAACTATGACTCGCTTTTCAAACATCTTAAAGAGAAAGATTTTAACAAGATGCGCAAGTGGGTAGCGTCTAATGTGGACCTTGATACTACTGTTATATTTCGTACCGTATACGATAGAATGACAGACAACATCAAACCACAATCTATCCCGGCATTAGTTTTAATTCTTGCAGACTACCAGTATAAGAATGCTTTTGTTGCAGATCACGAGTTGAATCTTGTTGCTTGTTTCACAGAAGTTATGACTAACGTAGAGTTCGTATGAGTTTTCAAATCATTGATAATTTTCTTGACGATGAAGAATGTTATGAGTTGATATCTGCTGCAGAAAAAAAGCAGTGGAAGAAAGAGTTTCACGGACAAAAAACTACTGGCGTTACGGATGAGATAGATCTATGGGGCAGATTAAATTCTGTTGCAAAAAATCTAAATAATTCTAGGATAGACTGGTGGCAAACAGTCGTGTGGGAACCGGGTACTCAAATGCCGTTTCATATAGACACGGGAAAAGAAGACACTACGCTTGCAAGCATAATCTATTTGAACGATGATTATTTTGGTGGAGATACCTTGTTCGATGACATAAGTGTCTCTCCTCGAAGAGGACGTGGATTGTTTTTTGATGGCATGTTTTATCGTCATGCTGTTGGAAGAATAGAAACTGGCAAAAGATATGTTATAGCAACATGGTATAAGGCATGCGAAAAGAAGACATAACAGTTTACAATCAAAAACCTTTTCTTGCGAAGGTTAATTTTTCTCTTCGTCCAGAAGAAATGGACAAGTGGACTAACATGGTTACTGAGAACGCATCTTATAAACAAGAGCAGACTTCTATTCGTATGGACAGAGCGTATTGTAAAATTTATCAACCTGCTCATTGGGGCGGAAAAGATCTCAATCCTTTTTGCGGAAGGGTAAGTCAATTGATTAACCTGATGCTTGAAAGACTAGACATGAAAGGCAACAAGAATTTCTATGCCATGGCAGACGCTTGGGGTTTGGTATATGAACCAGAAGAGTCGTGTGGTCCTCACGGACACGGGCATGAGAATGATTTTGCTGGCGTGTACTATCTCAAGACCACACCGGGTTGCGGAGAAATATTTTTTCCGGAATTAGAAACTGAAATCGAACCAAAGTCCGGTGACCTTGTGCTGTTCGGTTCTCCCGTAATGCACGGGGTGAACCCTTCAAAAGCATTTGAATCAACCAGAATTTGTATAGCATTTAATGTGAGGCATAATGAACCCGTTTGACTTTGTGAATTCTGTTAATGATACTAAGAAAGATATTATGACAGATGAAAACGAAACATATTATAATTCTTTTCTTACCAATCGATCCTTGTCATATTTTATGGACAGCGTCTTGCTTGCCAACGAAATGAATAGGTGGAACCACCTAGATTCTAGGTTACAATATGATTTTTTTATAAATACTCTTAGAAAAAGAAAGCGGTTTTCTAAATGGCAAAAGAATACTGAATCTAAAGAAGTATCTGCTATAAAAGAATACTATGGATACAGTGAGGAAAAAGCGTTACAGGTTCTTCCTCTATTATCTGAGCAACAACTTAGAGTAATTTTACACAAGGTGGATAAAGGTGGAAGAAAATAACGTACAATGGTCTCCGTCTGATATGGTAGAGATCGTCATCGAACAACCCGATGATTTTTTAAAGATCCGTGAAACTCTCACGAGAATCGGTGTTGCTTCACGTAAAGAAAATAAACTATTTCAATCATGTCATATTCTGCACAAGCAGGGTAGATACTTTATCGTTCATTTCAAAGAATTGTTTTTACTAGACGGTAAGAAAACAAACTTAACAGAGAACGATGTTCAAAGACGCAACACAATCACTACGCTATTGTCAGACTGGGGTCTGGTTAAAGTCGTAGAGAAAAGTCAGATCACTAACTGTGCTCCTCTACGTCAAATCAAAGTTATCCCACACAAAGATAAAAAAGATTGGGAGTTGTGTCCGAAGTATAATATCGGAAACAAAGTCTAGAAGTTAGGCAATTTGTTGATAAACATTTTACTTCCCTTAGCGGATGTGTAATCAAAGTCCTGAAATGGAATAGAAAAATCAAAGTCTGGTTGTTTGTATTTTACCTGTTGATATACTTCACCACCAATTTGAATGTAATGAACAAAGGTTTGAATTTGCCAACCCTCATCTAACGGGTATCTCCAGTGAGTGTACTTTCTTCCTTCGTATAATAAACCTTCGCCCGGTTCTAAAATGTATTCTACTTCTTCTTTATCGTCGTTTTCAATATACAGTTCCCAAGGAGTGTCTCGCCCACCATATCCAATAGTGATGCTTGAAGATAACTCACACGCAGGACGATCAGTATGAGGTCTGAGTATAAACCCTTCTTTATACAACCGGGTATAGGTGTAGGTTGGATAGAGTTGTGTACCCCATGCCGCTTCGAGTTGAGGTTGGACTTGTAATGCTAATGCACAGAAGTATGGATCCATATATGATCGAAGTGTTTCTTTGTTTCTAGGACCAAACTCATGGTCTCGTTCATATTTCAAGGCACCTTCTTTTTCTAACTCCAGCATGTAAGAAGTTGCATCAGCACAATCTTTTTCAGATAATAATTTTAATTTCAAAAAACTTGACTCTAGAGATCTTTTATGTTATATATATTATCGACTTCGCGGAATGGTCCGGAAGTTAGACAACAACCTTGCTAAAAGATTAGGAGGCAAATATGGTTAATACACGAACTAAAGTGTTTTCGTTCCCACATTCTCGTTTCATTGGTTTCGACCACGTATGGGATGAGATAGAAAAACTAACTGCCGTTGGCGCAAATGAAAAAGGGTTTCCTCGTCACAATATTGTGAAGTATAGTGACGAAGAGTATGCTATGGAATTTGCACTTGGTGGTTACAAGAAGAAAGATCTAGAGATCGAGGCAAAACCCGGTGTTCTGATCATTCGAGGGAACCCTGAAGAAGAGACGGGTAAAACCTATCTTCACAAGGGTATCACCACAAAGAAATTTGTGGAGACCTTTAGACTCGCTGACCACGTTGTCGTTGATGGAGCTGAATTCGTCAACGGTTTACTTGTGATCAAACTCAGAGTTGAACTGCCCGAAGAACAGCGTCCGAGAAAGATAGAAATCAAATCTCACTAAGGACGTTAAAATGAAAAAAGAAATCCTTGCCGCATGTAGCGGTGTTATTTTCGCAGCATCACTTGT